ATGGCTTCCATCGCTCCGTACAAAGACGGCTATCGGGCGCAGGTATACGTCGGCGGCGTGCGCGACTCGCAGGTATTCAGAACGCAGCGCGAAGCCAAGGCTTGGGCTGCCGCTCGGGAGACTGAACTGAAGTCAGTCGCGAAGCTTGCCCCGTCCGAACGGCACACTGTATCGAACGCGTTCGAGAGATATTTGCGTGATGTGTCCAGCACCAAGCAGGGCGAGTATGGGGAGAGGTTGCGGCTGGAGGCGTTCGAACGGGATTTTCCGCACCTCGCCGAGATGCGTCTCGCTGATTTCAAAACGCCGCAATTGGCAGAGTGGCGAGACACGCGCCTCAAGCAGGTTTCCCCGTCATCCGTGGTCCGCGAAATCAATTTGCTGCGTAATGTTTTTATTTTGGCGCGCAAGGAATGGCATTGGATAGATCATCATCCATTTGATGGCCTGAAGGTGCCGAAGCAAGCCGCGCCACGCGATCGGCGAGTGAGCGCGTGGGGAGAGGTCAGGCCCATCGTGCGCGATCTTGGCTACGTAACAGGTATGGCGCCTCGGTCGAAGAGTCAGGAGGTCGCATTGGCTTTTCTGGTTTCCTTGCGCACCAGCATGCGTGCGAGCGAGATCCTGCAGTTGGGCAAGGGGACGCTGGACATCAATCGACGGGTCGCGACCGTTTCACACAAGACCCAGCACCTAACTGGAAAGCCGAAAAGGGTTCCGCTGACTCGGCACGCCGTTCGCCTGCTGCGCCCTGTTGCGCACCTAGATCAATGCTTCACGATTGGGGCGGATTCTCTTAGCGCGCTCTTTTGCGCTGCCAAGGATCGATGCAAAATCGACGGCTTGCAGTTCAGGGATGCCCGGGCCGAGGCGTTGACGCTGCTTGCCAAAAAGGTCGACGTGCTGACGCTTTCGAAAATCAGCGGCCACAAGGATCTTGAGATGCTCTCCCGGGTGTATTACCGGGAGAGCGAAGAAGACATTGCTGCGCGGCTTTAGCTGACCGCTCGCACTTTGTCGACGAGCTCGATCGGGATCATGCCGCAGCGATTGAGTTTCAGGTCGCCGGACTTGACCATTTTGCTCGCGGTCCAGCGACTAATTCCGAGCATTTCCGCGGCCTGCGTAATTGTGACTTGGGACGGGCGCGGCGAGCGTGCGGCGTGACGCTCTAGCGCGATTGCGACTGCGCGCTCGATCAGTTGAAGTTGTTCGATGTCGCTCACTTGCCGTCCTCCGTGGTGATGCGCGCCGGCTTCATGAAGGTGATCCAGTGCGTGTTGCTGCGCTTGCCCGAGATGTGGCCGAACAGTGGTTTCTCGGGCGTCAAGGCCAGCACGTCGCGCACCGGGATCTGCGTTTCGTTCCACTTGAAGATCAAGACGCCATGCGGCTCCAGCACGCGGAAGCATTCTGCGAAGCCGGCGCGCAGGTCATCCCGCCAGGTGGCCACGTCGAGGGCGCCGTACTTCGCCCGAAGCCACGAACGCGGGCCGGCACGCTCAAGGTGGGGCGGGTCGAACACCACCAGCTTGAACGATCCCTCGGCGTGTGGCAGGGCGCGGAAGTCCATCAGACGGTCAGGCGAGACGGTGAGCGTGCGCGTGCCGTCCTCGCGGTGCGTGCGGTCGGTGACCGTGACCGTTTCTGCCCTGATGTCGCCAAACTCGGCGCGTGCGTCGGCCGGGTCGAACCACATCATGCGGCTGCCGCAGCACGGGTCGAGGATCAACTTGTCGTCGCTCACGATCCACCTCCATCGCGAGCGGCGTCGACGAGGTTCTGCTCGACCCATTTGCGCATGCGTTCCCAGCGCATAACGCCGAGCCGATCCTCCGGGATCCGCACGCTTTTTTCGAAAACGTGTTTCCCCCATTCCGGGTAGTAGGGGCGAACTGGACCGCACAGCACGAAGGTGACAGGCTCCCATGGATAGAGCCCTTCGTCGTTCTCGTAGACAATCTCGCGGACCATAGCGGGCGCGAGATTGAATACTGCGGCGACGACTTCCCAATCGTTAGGATCGAGCGGCGCCATATAAAGCCCACGCGCTTGCCCGAGAACACCCAGCGTGCAGAATTCGCCGTCAGCATTGACCAGCGATTCCGCCGCGAGGGCCTTGACCGGCATGGCGTCCAAGGCGGCAGCCAACTCGCGGAGTGCGGTTTGCCCGCGCTTGCCTGTGATTGCCCGGTGCACCGCGCCTCGATAGAGGCCGAGCGTGTCCATGTCGCAATCGTCAACGTACCCGCTTCGGCTCATGATTTTTCTCCTTTGCGCGCAGTGTCGGTCTGAGCGCGATCCTCGGCGCGGTCGATGCGCTCCATCTCGGCGAGAATGAGGGCGCCGGCTTTCTCCAGGTTGCGGCGCGGCGAACCCGGCTTCCACCATTCGCTCGCCCACATCCACATCTCGGGGCATTGCATGCGGTAGTTTCCATCGCCTTGTGACTTCGGGTTGAGATCGTCGGCCGCCGCTAGCGCATATGAGGCAGCGGCGGCGGCCATTTCCCCGCCGTCGTGCTCGTCGTCATGCTCTGGAGTCCATTTCTTGGCCGTCACCTGCCGGCGGCGCTCTGCGATGATGTCTCGCACGGCCCGGGTGTTGTGCGCCATCCATATGTCGGCCGTCGATGCCGCTACGATGGCGGTCGGCGCTGCGATATACGCGTTTGGAATGCGCTCCCGCACCAGTGCGGCGAGCCGTCTATAGTCTTGCACCAGGTCCATCAGATCCACGCGCCATACGAGAGCCATTTGGTCGGGCACCGGCGCCGGCTGCTGCACGGAATACGCAGCGCGCAGACGCTTCAGTCCGGCATCGGCCCCGCGCTGGCCTTCAGCCATCGGATCTTCGCCTTCTGGTGCCATGAGAAACGGCGTGGCGACAGGGGCGGCGGGATCGGCGTGAATCAGGCTAAGCGCGAATTCCTGAGCGGCATATTTCTCGTCGTCCGTCAGCCTGCGCACGTCGTTGTTCTCACAGATCAACTCGAATTCGTCGAGTGCTTCCCGCATCGCGGCATTGGTGAGAGGCTGCATCACCAGCTTGGCGACCGAAGCTGCAATGGGCTGCGCGATCGAGCTGTCGAGTTTCGTCGCGCCTTCTTCCGGGTATTCGGTGATCCAGCAATACATGCCTTTGCCATCATGGCCATTGCCGTACTGAAACGATGCCTCGCACTCGAGTTGGTCGACCGTGCGATCCGGTGCGACGAGATCCAGCGCTTCGAGCAGCTGGGCGCCGGTAAGCGTGAATGTCGGCTTCGGTCTGTCGGACGTGTCAGCATCGGATAACTCGGGTGCGGTGGGCGTCGATGGGCTTGCGAGCCGTGATGCTTCGGTGTTGTCCGGTGCGCTTAGCAGCCAGTCGGCGAGCCGTCGCACGGCGGATGGCTTGATATTGGGTAGTGATTTCATGCCGTATCTCCCTGATCTTCAATGCTGAGAACCCAGCGGAGCGCTTCCGCATAGTCGCCGGTGCTGGTTTGCAACTCGGTTTCGATTTGCTTCCGCGTCTTGATGCGGGGCGTCGAATCGCCCATGACGGCGCGCTGCGTGCGAGCGCGCTCGTGGGGCTTCTGCGTGTCAGCTGCCTTGACCAGATCGCGCACCTTCTCGCGTTGTTGATCGGGCTTCATCTTGGCAAGCTTGTTCGCATGGGTGAGCGGCACTTTTCCGCTTTCGACGGCCTTCTGCACGTCGTTGCAGCATTCGAGCAGTGCGAGCGTGGAACGCACTGTCGCGACCGAGCAATGAAAGACCATCGCAACGTGCCCTTCACTGCGGCCCAGCGAGAGCACCTGGCGCATCTTCTCGGCGCGGCCGAGGGGCGTGTCGGCTTGACGTTGCTCGTTCTCGGCAACGATCGATTCGATCGCGTTTTCGCGCTTGCCTTGGAACACGACGGCGGGGATCTGGCGCAGCGGCTCGCCGCGTTTTGCGCGCCAGACATTTGCGAGGCGCGCGGCTTTAACTCGCTGTCGGCCGAGCGCGACTTCCGTCTCGCCCGTCTCGGGGTTTTTCGAAATGGAGATAGCCTGCTGGACGCCCTGATAGTCGATGCTATGCGCCATTACCTCGTCGACTGGCAGGTGAACGCGATCGTCGTAAAGCGGCGAGTTTTTGTCGGTCACCAGCACAAGCTTTTCCGGATCGAAATAGAGCAAATTCGTTTTGCCCTCGGCCCCGTAAGCTTCAACAGAATTCTTTGCCATAGTTATTTTTCTTCCGTGGCGGTTGCCGGCGCCGCCGGCACATTAATCGGCCGGACGTTGCCGGTTTTCAGGTTGACGAACGCGCCGCACCAGGTGAGGCGTGCGTGTCGGAAAAATTCGAAGAGGATGGCCAGGCCCTGAGTGACGACGGCCTGATTAATAAATAGCTCTTGTCGCTCGAGCGCTTCGGCGAGGCTGCAACTCGGCGTGTCGTCCTCGGGCGCCCACTCGTCGACGAGTTCGGGCAGCATTGCGTAAGGCCAGGGCAGCGGCGATCCGTCTTTCTGATCCGCGGCTCGGTTGCCCTCGGCGTCGCGCGACGCGCCGAAAATGACCTGGCCGTCGCTGGCCCGGTTGCCGAGGTCCATCACGTAGCAATTCGACTTCCACAAGATCGGGGCAAGCTTCGCGCGCGCAGCTGCACTGTCGACGCACATGATCACCAGATCCGGGGCGCCGCGAACGAGCTCGTCGGCGCCCGCGTGCACGGGCCGGGCCGTCCAGTTCGTGCCGAAAAACGCGTTGAGCCGATGCACCAGCACCACGCTTTTGTGCCGGCCGACGTCGGCCGGGCTGAACATTTGCCGGCCGACGTTTGCATTGCTGACGGTGTCCGAGTCGAATGCCGTCACGTCCAGGCCCGGATGGCCTAGTGCGAGCAATGCGTGGTTGAGGCGTCCGAGGCCGGTCAACATTTGCGAGCCGGTGCCGCCGCAACCGACGACAATGGTTCGGACGCGGCGATCGCTGATGAATCGAGCCGGTGTGCGGTGCATTACAAAGTCCTCCACCATGGCTCGCCAATGTCGCGGCCGATCTTCGCCGCGCACTCGGTCAGCGCCCGACAGATCGCCCGCGTGCGCTCGTCGTGCGGGTTATGGCTGTCGGCCGACTCGCTGATATCGTCATGTGCGAATTGCCGAAATGCGCCGGTGCCGGCATACGCTGCCGCGAAGTCGCCGCTGTGAAGCATGTCGATCCGTGCGGCTGCGGCGAGTTCGAGTGCGTCGCCGGCTGACGTGAGGGAATCGAAATGACGCCACGCGTTATCCGGATGGGCGCGCACGTGCAGCACGGTCAAGTCGCGGACGGTATAGCGCCGGGATTCCCAGCCGGCCGCTTTTGCGGCGAGTTCGAGAATGTCGAGCTGGTTCACGCCGTGGCCTCGGCGGGTTCGGTGGCTGGGAAAAACGCGGTTACCGGCACCTTGAGGTGAACGGCACGGCCGAGGGCGCACAGACGGAATACGACGGTCTTTTCGGTGCCGGCAGCGAGCCCGCCGATAACGCCCGAAATTTTGACTTCGCCGATGTCGTCTGCGTCATCGGTCGGACTGAAAAATGCCGGCTCGATGCCGTGGCTGTGCAGATCGACGACGAGACTCTCGTGCGCCGCGAGGGCCGGGCGGTCGATATCGAGCGAGTCGGGCGTGGCGCGGGTGATCGAAACGGGCTTGTATTCGAGTTGCCGGTCACGGTCGTTCCAGATGATCCAGGCCGCGTGCTCGTTGGGCGATGCGCTGGTGGCTTCTTCGCCGAAGCGGCGGAACAGATGCTGAGCTGCGCCCAGGCGCCCGAACGCGAACTCCATCTTCGGTGCGATTTTCCCGTAGGGTGGTCGCGTGGCGCCCTCGATGGTGCTGATCTGCTGAATGAGGTGAAGCCAGGGACGCCGGATCTCGATGAACATGCCTTCGGCTGCGATCAGGAAGCGGTGGCCGATGTCCTGAAGCGGTGCGAATTCGGCATGGGCCGGAACGGTTGCGACCGGGGCGCTATCGAACAGGGCATTGTCGAGGGCGATCTTCTCGTCGTCGGCCGCTGCCGCGATCGGGCGCGCTTGGGCGGCGGCAACGGCAGCTGCGACGTCGAAGCCGAATTTTGTCAGGATGGCGCCAAGGTCTTTCAGGGCCGCGCCGGTCGACGCATCGAATTCCGACTGAATGGCGGCGAAGTTGGTGGACATGTCAGTTGCTCCGGTTGGTAATGCGTTGAATGACCGCGCCGACCGTCGTGTCGAGCGGAATGAGGCGATCGGTTGGGAAGGGCGCGCCGTCAAGCAAATCCATCCAGAGGCGGACGGCGCTACCGCCAGCGATGAGCCGCTTGGCATTTGCATGCGTGAAGCGGCTGCGGAAAAAGTCGTCGTTCTCGTATTTCTCGACGTCGGTGGTGTTGGGGCGATCGGAGCAATCAACGTTGCCCGTGCAGATCCAGCCGTTGTCAGAGACGTTGAAGTGCGGCGCCTGAAATATCGCGGTGTCGGCATCGGGCCGGCGGCTATGCTCAAGGGCAAACGCGTAGCGCTTGTCCCCGTTCGCGACGAAAAGGAGCGCGGGATGCTGGGCTTCGCCGTGGCGATTCCCGATCGGCTTATCCGCGGCAAACCAAGTGGAGCGAGGCAAGGCCGGTGCCCACCAGGCGACCGTATTCGGCGCCGTGAAGATCACGCGCTCATGAACGAAGCCGAAATTACCCATGTGCTTTGAAGCCGCGCGAGCGAAGCTGGCGAGTTGCTGTTTCGTTGCCGGCTGGCCCGCGAGCAGTGTCGGCACGCCGTCGATAACACGTGCGGCGTGGCGTGTGACGTAGACTTTTTCGAGGCCGTTCGATCCCGTCCGCCCGCGGTAGAGCAAAAGCGCGGAATCAAGCAGCAGCGTCGCTTCGTCGCCATTGTTGATGTCGACCGAACTCATACGCGCACCTCGATTCGTTGTACGGGCGCGTCCTCTTCGGCATCAATGCTCAGGAACGAAATAAGTTCTTCGGTGGCGCGTGCGAGTGCGGCGGTGTTGTGCATCCGCTCGAACCAGTTGCCTATCGCTTTGCCGGCAAAGGGAAGTGCGATAGCGGCCGATGCCTCAAGGTAATCGCCCTGCAACTCGTTATTCCAGAAATCATCCAGCACGCGGCCGGTGCCGTCTTCCTGCTCCCAGAGCAAAAACGTTGCATAGTCGATGCCGTGCTCGCCGGCATCCGAGCAATTCACGCGCGCAAACTTCCTGCCGCTGTTGACGATTGCGTGGATCGCGTCGCATGCATGCACGACGGCATCAACGAAAATGATGTCGTTGGTTCTGGTGTGGGCGCACGCCACCTCATCGGCGGTAAGCACTCGTTGCGGGTAACATGCCCACTCGGGGGCGGTGGGGAAAAACTCGCGACGGCGGGGGGTGTCGCATTGGGCAAAGAATTCGTCGATTGCTTCGTCCGTGCGCTCTTTAGGGATCTCTAGGTCGTACATGAGCGCAAGCTCGTCCATGGCGGCAAACTCGTCAGCCTCGCCATACCAGTACATGTATTCGGCAAGCCCGAGCGTTTCCTGTGGCGTGAGGACCGATGGCAAGTAATGCGCGCACGTCTCGTACAAGACGGCCAGCACGGTTTGCCCGAGGCCAGGGACGGCGCGCTCCAGTCGCTGAATGCCAGCGCCGATGAATCGAACGGGGGCGTTTCCGATGCCGTTTCCGCTGTGGATCAGGAACCATGCCGACTTTGCCGGGTTCCCTTCGTTGACTACGCGCAGATTCCAGTCGAACCAGCGAAGGCCGCTCGTGATCTCTTGCCACTCACGGTAGATAGTCCCCTCGGCGACTTTCCGCTCGTCGGTCGACTCGCCAAGCCGCTCGGCGTCCGCCTTGGTCACGACTCGGCCATTAACCAAGGCGAGCGCGAGGCCGCGGATGAAATGCCGGTCGGAGCCGGTGACATAGCGTGTCGGCACCTTCGGCGAAATTGTCGGGAGGACGAGAGGTAGAGGCGTCATGGCAATATCGGCATCAATTCCGAGGGCAGGCGAAGCATTTCGCCGTCGGTATCGCGGCTCGTCACGATGGTGTTGACCGCGCATGCGAGCGGCGAGTTGACGTGCGAGGCAACGGTCGTTTCGATGGTTTGGGGAGAAAGCGAATCTTCGCGGAGACGCTTTCTCAGTTCGCTCAGCGTCATGGCGTTACTTCGCGTAACGCGCGTGCAGCGCGTCAATAAACGCGACCTCTTCGTCGAGCAACGGGCAGACATGCGCGCTCGCGAAGCGATCCAGCTCGACAAGGTAGGTTCGAATGGCGCCGGGCGCGACGACCGCCAGCACGGCGCTGATCTTCTGCGGCGTGTCGAGTTCTTCAGTGGCGCCGCCGGTGCCCTTCGTGCCGACGGCGCGACGGAACGTGTACACGCTGCGATTGCCGTTGATGACTGGCCCTTCCACCTCGGCGTTGGTCAACTCCGGGTAGGTCTGCGAATAGAATTCGCGGATCTGGTTCGGCGTCATGTTCGGCGCCGGGTCGGCCAGCTTGGCCCCGTTGTACGAGAACTCGCGTTGCAGGTTTTCGATTTGCATGGCGTCCTCGCTCACCACACGTCGAGGCCGGGACCTTCGGCCGCAGTGGCCGCGACGCCATCGCTCGAGGGTTCTTCGCCATTGCTCGTCGTCTCGGGCTCTCCATCCCGTTCTTCGCGAACGTCGTCGTTCGGATTGGGCGGGGTGTCGTCCGTGATGGACAACTGGCGGGGGTCCGCTTGCGGCTCGGGCGCCGCTGCCGCAGGCGTGTCGTCAGCGGTCCTGTTTTTCGGCGGTCGCCCGCGGCGGGGTTTTTCCGATGCTGCGGCGGCGGATGCCGGCGCCGGAAGTGCGGCGGGCGCCGCCTTGCCGGTCGAATTCGCGGCTGCGCACGCGAGCGCTTGGTCGAGTACCGACAGCGCGCCCGGTTGATATGCTGCGACAGCCGCTGCGAACTGCTCGTCGAGCTCGGCAGGCGTACCGACGAGCGACAGGGGCCAAAGCTTTTTCTCTGCCTTCGCCGACTGGACCGGCGTAACATGAACGCGGATGCGATCGTCACCTTCGGCGGAAATCAGGACGGAAATGTTGGCTGCGCGAGCGATGTCGTGCAGCGCCGTAAATAAGGACATGGCGCTATTTCTCCGGGGAGGGATGGTCAAGCGGCCGCGAGGCCGTCGTAATTGCGATCCCTGAAATCGGGATCGCCGGGGTATCGATTCGTGCCGTCGGCTCGATGCCAGCAATAGAGCGAGCCGCGGCGGTGGTGGAACCAGTAACCTGGACAAATGCAAGCCATGCGGGTCGTGTTCCGCCGGTTCATCCAGCCGTCGACGTGATATGTGCGATGGCCGCATGTGCGGCAGGCCGGCAGGCGTTCGTAGCGATCGGGGTGCCGTTTGAGGCATCGGCGGGCGCGGCATTTCGCGCAGCGGACATGGCATCGCGGCATGATTCAGTCCTCGTCGCCGGCCTGGATTCGCTTCAGGTCGACGCGCTTGGCGTCGCGATCGGCGCGCGCGCGTGCGGAAGATTCGAGCAGGCGAACCGTCGCTTCGCGTCGGATGGCAACGTCAAAGTCGCCTTTCATCCGAAGCAATTGCCATTCGGCGCGAAGCAGATGGCGAGGTAAGGTGTGCTTTTCCATGGGCGCGGTCGCATTTACTGAAAAGTAAGTAGTGCGAAGGTTGCGGCGCATAGCGCGACGGTGAGAAGATGCGGGATCAGGTGCAGCGGCTAATTACGCAAGACCCGGCGGCTGTTCTCTCCAGCTCGGCGTACTGGTGGAAGCCAACCGCCAGCAGGTAAATGAAGAAGCAACCGAGGATCGCCAGCCCATTCCGGCTCCAACGAAACACTGCTCGACCGCGCCGGCGCAGTTTGGCGAAACGGATCTTCGACGCGAGCTCGGGATTCGCGCGCTGCTTCAGGTCCCAGCGATACGGGGCCGGGGTCGCAGGCTTCATGCGGCGGATGATTTGTTGGAGCATCGGATTTCTCCTGTAAGTTGAATCGAACACTCAGAGGGGACGCCTGTTACTACAGTTGAAGGAGTACGGGCTTTTTAGAGCCGCCGAGCCGGCTATTCAGGCATCCCGTCTGAGGGCTCAGCGGCCGCGGTTGTCTTGGCGGGACTGCGCTTTCCGCAGTGCGCGGAGGCCGGAGTAGCAGATCAGGCCGAAAACCACGCCGATCAGGGTCAGTGCGCCGAAAACTGCGAGTGCTTCGTCCATGGCAATCCCCTTGTGGATGTAGCGGCTGGTTCCCGGAGGCGGGGCAGTCGACTTGGGAGAAATATTACCAAATGGTAAAATTCGGCGTCAATACTAAATGGTGAAGTTTTTTCAGCGCGGCGCGTTTTTTTGCCCTGCCCGGCCGGGTGGGCAGGTGGGTTCGGCGTCCGCTGGACGAAAAAAAGCCCGCCTGAAGGCGGGCATTTCATGGGAAAGCTGACCTGCCGTTACCGGCCTCGGTCAGACGTCAAAGGCACTTTTTCGCCTCAGCTACTGCGCTGTCGTATCCGTACGGCAGCCGGCTGAAAATCAAGACGCGAGAGCCGTCGTTGGTGGGTTGGCTGTCCAGCAAGAGATCCGAGCCGGCGATACCATTGACCGACAGGGAGACGCCAGCGCCCTTCGGAATGTAGTTGATCGCAGAAATCCCCAATCCCAGCCAACCCTCTTGCACGCAGCCTGCGTAGTCGGGCAGTGGCTTTCGTGTTGAACCAGAGAAGACGGGCTCTTTCGCTCGCAGGTCGGCGCTGGAATAGGAGCACGCTGCAACAGCCGGCAAGGTAGTAACCACGGCGACACCAAGCCAAATCCTATAGTTCATCCGCGCGACCTCGCATGAGTTAGATGGCCCCGCTAACAGCGACCACCAAAGCGATGATTTCAACATCTTGGGCGTTCTCTCGCGTAAGCACCATGTCGGGATAGAGCGCCTTGTCGGGATTGTCTGAACGAATGCTCAAGCCACTCCCAGGCAGCTTAAATAGCCTCTTGACGTAGACTTCGCCGCCGAACGAGATCACATAGGCTTTCCCCGAAATGAGCTCGATGGACTTGTAGTCGACTACCAGTGAGTCCCCGTCACGGATGCGAGGTTCCATACTGGACCCTTCTGCGACGATTGTCGCGGCGTGCTCCGGACGGATGCCAAGTCGTTCGCACCACTTTTTCCTGAACGCCTGCTTCTGCCCTTTTTCGTCGACGTGCCAGACAATTTTACCGTTGCCGGCCGACGCTTTGACTTCAAGTCTTGGAATCAATACGTATTCTTCGCTTAGTTCTGATGCGTCATCCCACACGAGGATTGGTCGTGCGCTCACCGATTCTCTCCCATCGGTGAGGTGATCGCCGCTTCCTGGCGGTAGGTCGAGCCAGCCCGGCGCTACCCCGCCAAGCCGCTCCAGCTTACGGGCTTTCTTTTCGCCGAACGGTTTCTCCCTCAGCAGTGCGGAAATTTCCCCCTGATTCTCTCCCGTCTGCCTGCAAAAGTTAGCTTGACTCCCGAACCTGGAGATCAACTCTGCCAAGCGGGCTCTTCGGTTCGCAATCGTATCCATGCGCCCATTGTCCGGGGGCATTACCTTTGAGTAAATATCTAGACGGTGTTGTGTTTGCATTACTGTATGGTAATATTGGTCATGGACAAGCTACTTGCACTGCTCAACTCCCTGCCGACGGCGGACCAGCGCGATTTCGCGTCGCGCTGCGGCACGACCGTCGGCTATCTCCGGAAAGCGATCAGCACCGGCCAGCAACTCGGCGAATCGCTCTGCATCAACATCGATCGCGAGAGCGGTGGTGTGGTGCGGTGTGAGGATCTTGCCCCTGCTGTCGATTGGGCCTACTTGCGCCGGTCGGGCAGCGCCGCCGTAGACAGTCAGGAGGCCGCATGTCGTTAGTCGTCGATAGGTATCAAGCCAGCCTTTTTCGCTTCTTTCTCGACGTCGTAGTCGTCCAGTTGCATCGGGTGGCGGCAGTCAGGGCACCAGACTGGCGGGTCCAGTCGGCCGCTTAGCGCTTTTTCGATCGTTTCCTTGCGGATAAATCCGCAGAACCCGCAGTGAAAATCGTAGGGGTGGCTGGCTTGCATGAACTGGGTCTCGAGTGAAGTTGAGGCGCCATCGTAGGTGAAGCCCGGCCACGTTAACAGCATGAAAATCGGTGAAATTCAAGGGCACAAATGACTCACCAATACAGTGACTCCGAATGGACCGACGTCCTCTACAAGTCGGTGTCCAAAACCCCGGGGAAGGTTGGAGACGCGGCCCGCTATTTGACCGAGCGGCGTGGAATTCGCGTGACGGGCGAATCGTTGCGTCTCAAGCTGCGCGAGGTCGAGGGCGCGCGCATCACGGGAGAAATGTTCGAAATGCTGATCGAGTGGATGCAGGAGAAGAACCAGCCGCATGCCCTCGACGCGTTGCATGCGTTGAATGCGCGTTTTGGCCTGGTTGCCGGCGCGCCCATCGACGGGACCGCGCCCTCCGATTTCAACTCGCTCATTTCGGCCGCGCTCGTGGTGAGTGGCTATGCCGGCCGCTTTGCCGAGGAAATCCATAAGGCCGTTGACGACGGCATCATCGAGCAGCACGAGGTCGACGCGATCGAGCGTGCTGCCCGAGATAGTCAGCGGCAGATCGAAGTCGCTGTTCAAACCGCCCGCGCTCTCGTCATCAAACCGCGCTGACGAGCCGACTGGCCGCAGACATAAAGGACGTTTGTAGACATGAAAAGCCTGTACGCCCGCTTGGTGCTTTCGCTGGTTCGCCCCGCGCTTGATCTGTGGTTCGCACCCTCGGCCTCAGTTCGAATCTTTGTGGCGAGCGACCTTGGCTCGTTGAGCCCCGAGTGCCGCTCGTCGATTCGGGAGCAGCCGGATACCGACATCGCGGCTCGACAGCGATTTTATGAGGCGTCGCTCGGCTTGTCCGAAGGTAAGGAGTGGCGGGCGTATCGCGGAATCAAACCTAGCGCATAAATCGCAAGAGTTGCTCAACAGACATTTCGAAGGCGCGGATAGAAATATCGCTGGCTTCGCCAGCGAGTGTCGCTGACAAATACTGCTCCGTGTAGTGCAGGAAGTGCTGCTTGAGCGTTTCCTTATCTGGATGGCTGCTTACGAGGGCGCGAATCATGCAGCCCTGTGCGAAGACATCGGCGCGCAACATCGCCATGCCGACCGATTCAGAATTGTTTGAGGGCTTTGATTCTTCCATGAGGGCTCCCGAAGAGAATGGTTTTGTGAGAATCGCCTAGTCTACATGCGAAAGCCGGGGCCATCGGCCTAATGCCTCGCACCTGATTAACCCGCGCTGACGCGCTTTAACCCGGAGTAATGATGGGCGCCAGCAATGAAGCTGAGGCGCGCGGGATAATTGCGTCCGTTGAATCCGAGCAAGCCGTATTAGGCGCGCTCATGATTGATAACGGCGCATACGACGTGATCGCTGCGGAATTGTCCGCAGAGGATTTCACCGTCGGAGAAAACCGCGCGATCTTTTCCGCAATTACGCATCTTATCGTCAACCAGCGCCCGGCTGACGTCGTCACTGTTTTCGAGCGCCTGAAGTCGATCAATTCAACGATTTCCGAGCCGCTTCGCTACCTCAACGATTTAGTCGGTGCGACGCCGACTGCCGCGAATCTCAAGCGCTATGCCAGCATAGTTCGATCACGTTCGCAGCTGCGCGGGGCCGTTCGTGCCGCGCGAGGCGTGATTGATCAATGTCACAACACGAACGGCAAAGACGCGTCCGAAATCATCGACATGGCCCAGGCGGCTTTTCTTCGCCTGTCGGACGCGGGTGGGCGATCGTCGGCCGGCTTCCAGCCAATGCAACCGTCGCTGACGCGTGTTGTCGAGCGCATCGATGAGCTATTCCACCGCCCGGATCGAGGTGGCATCACGGGCACGTCGACAGGATTTATCGATCTCGACAGCCGGCTCGACGGCATGCACGGGGGCGAGCTGATCGTCGTCGGCGGTCGGCCGTCGATGGGCAAGACGTCGCTGGCGATGAATATCGCCGAATTCGTGGCGATCGATTTGGGTCTGCCGGTTGGCGTGCTGTCGCTGGAAATGCCGGCCGAACAGCTGACCATGCGCATGCTCGCGTCGCAATCGAGGATCTCGCAAAACCGGCTTCGCACTGGCCGCCTCGAGGACGACGACTGGCCGCGACTGACGCGGGGCGTCGAGTTGATGGCGGACGCGCCTGTCGAAATTCTCGATAGCTCGGCAATCACGCCCTCGAAATTCAAGGCCGAATTGCGCCGGCTGCATCGAGAGCGCGGCCAACTGGGCCTTGTCGTCGTCGACTATTTGCAGTTGATGTCCGGCGATGGCAATAACGAGATGCGCGCGGGCGAGGTCGCGGAAATCTCGCGTGCGCTCAAGCAGATCGCCAAAGAGTTGAATGTGCCGATTATTGCGCTCTCTCAGCTGAATCGAGGCTTGGAGCAGCGCCCGAACAAACGTCCCGTTATGTCCGATCTGCGCGAGTCGGGCGCCATCGAGCAGGACGCCGACGTGATCCTCTTCATCTACCGCGACGAAGTCTATAACCCCGACAGCGCGGATCGCGGCACCGCAGAAATCATCATCGCGAAGCAACGAAACGGCCCAATTGGGACCGTTCGCCTCGCTTTCCAAAATGCAACTACCCGGTTCGAGAATTTCGCCGGCCCGGGCTCGGATTAACGAATGGCAACCGTATCTCCCTTTTATACCTGGCGTCGCGCAATGATGTGCAGCGACTTGCCCGCGACCACGAAGCTCGTGCTGTTTGTTGTTGGCGAGCATACCAATGGCATCGATGAAACCTGCTGGCCTTCGCTCGACAGAATCGCGGAATTGGCGTCGCTCTCCGTGCGGGCCGTGTCGAAGCATCTCACGCTGTCCGTCGAGCTTGGTTGGTTGACGCGGTGGAAATCTCGTCGCCCGGACCGCCAGTGGGCGCATGCGCACTATCGCCTGTCGATCCCAGAAGGTGCGGCGCTTCAGCAGCGCGATCGCATCGATATGGATCTTGCGGCCAGCGATGAATCGACCAGCGTTCCATCTTCGGCACCAGGTTCCGATTATGCGCAAAAAATAGGCAAATTGGAACCACGTGCCAGTAACTCCAGCGAAGAACCGGAACCACGTGCCAGTAACCCCCCGGCAGGGGGAGAAGCCGACGAATCGGTAGAAAGTTACTGGCACCACGTTCCAACTAACTACCCAGTAAACAGAGATACGAGTAAACCCTCTTTCTCTCATACCGAGGTGGTTAGGACAGGCAGCGGCGATCAGAGAGGGAAATTCGAAAATCCGGGGCTGTCGTTCGCGGCGTGGATGCTCGACCGGCTGCTCACTCTCGATCCGACATTTAAGCGGCCGGATCTCGACGTCTGGGCTTGCGATGCCGAGGCCATGGTCAGCGTCGACGGGCGGACGCATGCGCAAATGGCCGCGTTGGTCGGCTTCGCGCTGCGCGACAAATTCTGGGCGCGCGTCATCAATTCGCCCGCTCGCCTGCGGAAGAACTGGGACGAGCTGCGCAGTCGGCGCAATGCCGCCATCGAGTCGAAGGCGAAACCTGCGAACGCGGGCGAGCCAATGCGCCCAGCTGCGGACACGCGCCAGTGCGCTCACGTCGAGAACGGATGCCGCTGCGCGAATCAAGCAACGGTGCTGATCGGTGCTGGTTCATCGCAGCGTGGCTACTGCCGCGCGCACGTTGGGAAATATTCGGATTAACGGGGGGAAATTATGTCGATCGAAAAAAGGTTGAGCAATTGGGCGCGCGCCTACGGATACAGTGAGGGGCATAGTGACGGCAACGTAGCCAGCATCTATTTCCCGAATGTTGCAGGCATCGCGGTGGTGAGCGACGTAGACGTTGCGGATGCTGAGCGAGTGGAGTTGGCGTGGCGAAAATTGATGCCCATGGATAAGCAGCTCCTGCGGATGCATTACATGTGGGACGCCAGACCAGGGCTCATCTGCCGTCGCCTAGGATTAAAGCCGCGCCCGCGGTCAGTTTTCGATTTCGCTTATGCGCATGCTCATCGCGCGATCGAGCAACTGCTGCGTGGTGAGGTTAGACGGCACATCCGCATGGCCGATGTCATCGAGCGGTTGAAAAAGGATGTTGCGCAATCGGAATAGCTGATCTACACTGCCTTCCACAATTTGATCCGGCGAAAGCTGAGTAGAGTTCGGGCACTCCCCGGGCATCTGCTCGACCGGAAAGTTCTGAAGCCTCGTCGCTAATGCGCCGGGGCTTTTTGCATTGGAGCTTCGAATGAGCGATTTGCAGAATGCAGCGCGCGCCCTGGCTGCCGTGCGGAAAGTCCTGATTCACGGTAATGCCGATGGTGTGACGCTTCACGAACGCGTGGCCGTCGGTGCAGATCCGTGGCTCGCGCACCGCAACTGGGAAGAGCAGTCGGTGCGCGAGGCGTGCTGGTTGACGGTCGTTCGCTTCCTACCGGATGACTTGCAGCAGCATCTCGTCGAGCTCGGCTTTGCTGAATCGAGCCCGGTTAAAGAATCGGCTTCCCAGCAGCGAGAGCCGCTTGCTTCTGATCCACGAATTCTCGCTGAGCAAGATGCATCAGTTCCACGAACCGAGCCTCGCGAGTCAGGGCGCTACCAACCTGTGCTAGGTAGCCGCGGCCAGCTTCTTGGGATTCGCTGGACTGATGGGCAAGCCACTCAATGAATTCGGCCTTCTGCTTCGGCGTCAGTATGTTCTCGACGAGATGGGACGTGACAAACGATGCGCCGGCCAACATGTCATAGATCGCTGCGACATTGAGTTCAAGTTGCTCGATTTTCTTGCTGATATCCATTGACGCTCCGCGGTGTGGTTAAGGTGTCATAGGGTTCGGTCAATACCTGCGCAGTTCTCGACAGATGCATATGTTCGGGACGCGTTGAACCGCTGATCCTAGCATGCCCAAAAAACCGCCCACTCCATGCCGCCATCATGGATGCGGCCGTCTGCTCGACGAGCCCGGCTACTGCGAAGAGCACAAGCGCGAGGCAATCGGTTGGCAAGACGATCAGCAGCGCGGCAATCGGCACCAGCGTGGCTACGGTACGCGCTGGGACAAGCTGCGCAAAACGATCCTCGCGCGGGATCATGGCATGTGCCAACCGTGCAAGCGGGCCGGTCGGCTGCGGCCGGCAAGCATGGTTGACCACAAGGTGAACAAGGCGCAAGGCGGCACGGACGATCCGGCGAACCTCGAGGCGATCTGCCGCGACTGCCACAAGCGCAAGACGGGCGCCGAGTCGCATGCCGGCCGCCGAAGGGGCGGCGACACGTGACAGTCCCCATTTTGGTGCGGGGGGTGTCATTTCTTCGGCGCCCCCTGGCCGGGACCGCCCGTTCAGGGCCAAATTTTCGGGGAGCAGTTTTCAGAGAGGGGGGGGTTAAAGAGATCGCCCCATAGAGACGCTGAAAGGGCTTAGTAGTCCTCTCAAGTCAAATTTTTCATTGGAGGCGGCGTATGGAGCCGAACGATACGACTGCGATGCCGTCCGGCGGCGTCGAACCGACGAGCGGCCCTGCGCGTGCTGGAAAGCGGATTGAGTCGCCGCCGCCGCCGCCCGGTGTCCACTTCGAGTCGTCGCATCGCAAGGTGTGGGACTACCTCTGCCTGTCGTTGCGCGAGGCGGGCGTGCCGCACCGAACTGCCGGCGTGGTGCTCTCGATGGTGTGTGTCGATTTCGTGCGCTGGGTGAAAGCTGAATTGCAACTGCGCGATTTCGAGAAACTCAACAATGGCTCGTTCATGGTGAAGACGCCGAACGGTCACGTACAGCCGCACCAGCTGTACTACGCCGCCAAGGCGCTGAAGGATGGTCTTCTGAAATGTCTGCCCGAAGCCTGCCTGACGCTGCCGTCGATGGTGATAGCGAAATCCAAGATGGAACCGGACGATCCGCAGGACGATTTGTTCGATCAGATTCTGGAGCACGCTCAGTCGCATCCGAGCGTCTCGCAGGTCTAACGCCAGCCGCGCCGGAGCGCTGGGACGTCGAATATGGCTTGCCGATGTTGCGCGGCGAGATCGTCGCGGGCGAGTTCGAATTCCTGGCGGTGCTTCGGCATTACGAGGATCTGGTCGACGGGCCGGCGCGGGGCTATGTATTCAGTCCGGGGCATGCGTGGCACTGCATTGACTGGATCGAAACCCAGGTTCAGCACATCAAGGGCAAGCTGGCCCGCACGCCACTCAAGCTCGACAGTTGGCAGCTGTTTTACACCGCGGTCCTGATCGGGTGGCGTCGCGGCAATTCGGGCTTGCGACGCTTCCGAACGGGCTACGAGGAAGTCGCGCGGAAGAATGGCAAGTCCACGTGGAAAGCGGGCTTGGCCGATTACCTGTTCCTAATGGATCGCGAGATCGGCGCCGAGGTGTACACGATCGCGACCACGCGCGAACAGGCGATGAGCGTGTTTAGGCCTGCCCTGGAGAATTACAAGCGCCGGGTCAAGCGCTCGCCGCGCCTGGCGCGATCGATCAAGATTTACGACGGCACGAATCAGGAGCGCATCGTGGCCGGCGGCGGTGTATTCAAGCCGCTGCCGGCCAACGCCGAATCGCTCGACGGGTTGAATCCTAGCGCGATCATCGTGGATGAATTGCATGCGCATCGGACCCGAGAGGTATGGGATGTCATGGAGTCGGCGCTCGGCGCCCGCGAGCAACCCTTGCTGTCCGCGATCACGACGTCCGGCTACATCCTCGACGGCATCTGCACCGAGATTCGCGGCTATCTCGTGCAGATCCTTCGCGGCGACATCGTCGACGACACGTTTTTCGGCGTAATTTTCACGCTTGATGACGGCGACGATCCCTTTGATCGCGCCGTCTGGCGGAAAGCGAACCCGAGTCTCGGCAGCGCAAAGACCCATGAGTACATGGAGGCGCAGGCCACGAAGGCAGCAACCCTGCCCAGCGCGAAGGCGAACTATCTAACCAAAGACCTGAATATCTGGGTCAATGGTGCGATGAGCTGGTTCGATATCCGCGTGTGGGATATGTGCGGTGCGCCGTTCAATCCGCGTGAGTTGCGCGGGCGTAAGTGTTTCGGCGGCCTGGACCTTTCCAGCACCCGCGATCTGACGTCGTTCGTGTTGCTGTTTCCGCCCGACGACATCGATACGGGCGAGTGGTTTGTGCTGGCGTGGATCTTCTGCCCGCAAGCCAAGGTCGACGAGCAGTCGCATAGCGATGCGGCGCCTTACGCGAAATGGAAAGACGCCGGCTGGCTAACCGTCACGGACGGCAACGTGCTGGACTACGCCGTTGTGCGCCGGACGGTAAAGGCTGCATGCAAGGCGTTTGACGTACAGGAGGTTGCATTCGACGTCTGGAATGCGACGCACCTTGCCAATGAGCTGATGGACGATGACGTGCCGATGGTCCAGCTGCCGCAGAACTTCAGTGGCCTGTCGCCAGGGTCGAAATTGCTGGAGCGGCTTGTTTACAGCAATCGGCTGCGGCACAACGCGAACCCCGTCTATCGCTGGTGCGCGAGCAATGTCTCGTTGCTGATGGACACGAACGAAAACATGCGGCCGAACAAGAAAACGTCGGAGGGGCGAATTGACCCGATCGTCGCGACGTGCATGGCGGCGACGCGTGCTCTTGTTCACCAGCCTGACCCTTCGCCGGAAATTATTGCGATATGAGCGTTCCGAACAATGCTGGATCTTCGATCCTCAACGAGTGGCGCGCCAAGCGCGAGGCCGAGCGACAGGTGCAAGCTGCCGCCGCCCGGGAAATTCCCATATCCGAGATGGTGTATGGGTCCGAGGGCTACGGCTTGCTGGCGGGTGTCGGTCCCGGCGGCAGGGCAGTCAGCGAGCGTAGCGCCATGGCAATCGGCGCCGTATACGCGTGCGTCGGGTTGATTGGGGGTGCGCTCGGGCAACTGGTGTTGCAGACCTATACCCTCAATGACGGGCTGTCCACGCCGGTTCGTGGGGATATGTGGCATCTCTTGAATGAAGAGATGCATCCGAGGTGGTCGGCGGCGCTCGGCTGGGAGTTCTGCGCGCAGTCGCTTTTGTTGCGGGGCAACCTCTTCATGAGGCTGCATCGGCCGACGATATTCTCGTCGATCGTCGAGTCGATCGAGCCGCTGCATCCGCTGAATGTGTCGCCGCTGCTGCACGACGATCGGTTGATCTATCAAATCGTCAACGTCGACGGCACGACGGAAACGGTCGATCAGGACGACATGATCCATGTGCCTGGTCCCGGCTTCGACGGCCTGCGTGGCATGTCGCAGATTCAGCATGTCCTCCGGCAGCCGGTGAGCACGGCGCTGGCGTCCAGCGATGTCGGCGAGAACATGCTGACCGATGGTCTGCGCCCGGACATCGTTCTGTCGACGGAGGGGAATCTTAACCGCGAGCAAATTGACCTGATCCGCGAGCAGTGGCGGGACCGGTACAACGGGGTTCGCAATTCGAACGCGCCGGTCGTGATCGGCGGCGGAATGAAAGTCTCGCAGATCAGCATGACCGCATCGGATGCGCAGCTGCTCGAGCGAGAAAAGTTGTCAGTTGAAGAGGTCGCCCGAATTTTCGGCGTGCCGCCTTACCTGATCGGGCAGTTGGAGAAGCAAACAAGCTTCGGCAACGGCCTCGAGCAGCTGGGCACCGGCTTCGTGCGCTATACGCTCGGCCGGCACATGACGAAGATCGAGCAGGAATTCAACCGGAAGACAGCCAGCCGCGGGAAAACCAAGGTCGCATACGATGCGTCGCCGCTTCTGCGTGGCGACATGAAATCGCGTTACGACGCATATCGGTCGGCGCTGGGTCGCGCTGGCGAGCCTGGCTGGATATCGAAAAACGAAGTGCGCCGTGCGGAAAACCTTCCGCCGGTTTCCGACGGTGACACGCTTTTTAATGGGGCGGGCAATGCGAAATCAGATCCTCCAGCTGCTGAATGACAACCGGTCGGCGCCTCGTCGATTCGGGATTCAGAACGACGCGAACGGCGATGCGACGATTTACCTGTACGACGTGATCGCGGCCGACGATTGGTATGGTGGAATTTCCGCCGCCTCGTTCGTGCAGCAGCTGATGTCGATCTCCGCGCCGACGATTCATCTGCGCATCAACTCGCCTGGCGGCGATGTCTTCGAGGCGCGCGCCATGGCGCAGGCCATTCGCGAACACCCGTCCGACATCATCGCGCACGTGGACGGCTACGCGGCCAGCGCGGCGACGTTCCCCGCGATCGCGTGCAGCAAGGTCCTCATGGCCGAGGGCGCGATGTTCATGATCCATCGCGGCTCCGCGCTGGCCTGGGGCACGGGCGACGATCTTCGTGCGACTGCCGAACTGCTCGACAAGGTCGATGCGTCGCTGGTCGATTCGTATGTGGCAAAGACGGGGCAGAGCAATGACGACATCATCGCGTGGATGGATGCTGAGACTTGGTTTACCGCCGAGGAAGCTGTCGAAGCTGGGTTCGCCGACGAGCTGGCCGGCGGAACGCCGGAAAACTCGGCACGCTGGAACCTGTCCGCATACAAAAATCCTCCGGCACCTGGTGCCCGGAAGCCGTCGCAGCCGGAACCGCCGCAGCCGTCGCCGGCTCCGGTGCCGCCGGCACCAGAAAATACAGCCGACTTCGCCGCGATGCGGCGACGGCTTGCATTGAACGCTTGTCTCTGACGCTTCCCGCGTCGAAAAACCAGCCACCTCCGGGTGGTTTTTTTATTTCCTCAAGGAAACGATATGCCGGTCAATCTCAAGGAATTGCGGGAGCGTCGCGACGCCACCGCGAAGAATCTCCACGCCCTGATGGAGAACAACCCGGGCGACAAGTGGGGCGCCGATCAACAGAAGGTGTACGACGATGGCATGGCCGAAATCGAGCGCATCACGGCGGAAGTGAAGCGCCACGAGGCCCTGATCGCGCAGGTTGCCGCCAATGCGCTCGACGGCAACACGGCCGAATACGCCGGCCAGCACGTGAGGAACGGCGGCCAGTCCGAGGAATCGCGCGCCATGCGCGCCTACCTGTCCGGTGGCATCGCTGCAATGGCGCCCGAGGACATCCAGCGTATGCGCGGCCGTCTGAATGCCGACATCATGAATGTGATGCGCGTCGCGCCGCAGAACGCGATGTCGACGACGACGCCGACCGAGGGCGGCTATACGGTGGCGACGGAGTATTACTCGCAGCTGACGCAGGCGCTCAAACAGTTCGGGGGCATCCTGAACGTTGCGACGCAATTCACCAGCAGCACCGGCGCGTCGATGAATTTTCCTGCGGCCGATGCCACCGCCGAGGAAGGGGAAATCGTCGGGCAGAATGCTCCGGTGTCGGGCGGCGACACGCAGTTCCAAAATCTCTCGATGGACGTCTACAAGTATTCGTCGAAGAAGATCGCGGTGCCATTCGAATTGCTCCAAGACAGCATGTTCGACATCGAGGGCTATATCAACGGCCTGCTCGCGCTGCGGATCGGCCGGATCACGTCGCGCCACTTCACGGTCGGAACCGGGGTGAATCAACCGAACGGCATCGTCACGGCGGCGACCGTCGGCAAGGTCGGCGCCGCTGGCTCGAACGCATCGGTCGGATACGACGATTTCGTCGATCTCGAGCACAGCGTCGATCCGGCGTATCGCGCCGGACAAGGCGTCGGCTGGATGATGCACGACGACTCGCTGAAGGTCGCGCGGAAAATCAAGGATGAACAGGGGCGGCCGATCTTCGTGCCGGGCTACGAGCAGGGCAACCCCGGCGGCGCTCCCGACCGCCTGCTCAACCGCGCCGTGACGATCTCCCAGGAAATGCCCACGATGGCGGCCGGTGCGAAGTCGATCCTGTTCGGCGCTCTGCCGAAATACCTCGTGCGTCGTGTGATGGATCTGACGCTGTTCCGCATGGCCGACTCGAATTTCATTCTGAATGGCCAGATCGGTTTCGTCGCGTTCAACCGCCAGGGCGGCAACCTGATCGACGTCGGCGGCGCCGTGAAGGCATACCAGAACGGCGCAGCAGCGCAGTAAAACCCGGGCCGCGGAACGGTTCACGCTCCGCAGTCCTCAATCCGAGGAGTTGAATCATGTCCGATCCGAATGGCTTGCTCGGCGACACCGCCGATACCCCGAAAGCCGAGTCCAAGAAATCGAATGCAGCGGCCCAGGCGGCGCCGGCCGCGGTGAGCGTGCCCGTGCAGCCCGCAGTTGTGCCCGATCCGGCAGTGAAAACGCCGCCGGCGGGCGATGGCGATCTGCATATCGACGAGGAAGCCGATGCCGGCGAGGATTCGATCCCCGTGCGGGTGCTCACGAAATGCGAGCACGGAAAGCCGAACGACGTGGTCGAGCTGAGCCGGCGCGACGCGCGCATCGCCAAGGATGCCGGGACGGTCTGCGACCACCCGGCTTCGGTGGCGTTCGCGCGCAGTCTGCGGCGCTGATCAGGGGGCGCCATGGCCGTAACAGTCATTACGGCGCCCGGCGCCGAGGCGATTTCGCTCGAGGATGCGTGCCAGCATTTGCGGGCGGACCAGGGGCCGGAGGACGCGCTGATCGAGCGCGCGATCCGGTCCGCGCGCTTGCGGGCCGAGCATGAGCTCGGCCGGCCGCTGCTGCCCCAGACCTGCGAGAAGCGATTCGCAAAATTCGATCGCGCCATGTATTTGTGGAGCGACGTTACCGCGATCGCGTCGGTGAAATATACCGATGAAACCGGCCAGGCGCAGCAGCTCGATCCGATGGATTTCTATCTGTCGGGCCGCGACTCGCTCCGGCTCACGATTCCGCCGCCGGCTGCGCGAGAGGTGGTCGTGCAGTTTGAATGCGGCGCATATTCCGTCGAAACCGTCCCGGAAAGCGTGGTCGAGTGGATGCTGTTGCAGATCGGCGCCATCTACGAGAACCGCTCGGCTGTCGACAGCGTGCAGACCTACGAAATTCCCGGGCGCTTCGTCGACGGTCTGCTCGATGGTGCCCGGATCTATTCGATCTGATCATGCGAATCGGGAAACTTAACAGGCGCGTTCGTATCGAGCGCCGCAGCGCGGAACGAGATCCGTCGACCGGCCAGGAGCTGGATGCCTGGGTCGAGGTGGACACGGTCTGGGCTGACGTGTTGATGCTGACGGGAAAGGAAGCGATATCGGCGGAATCCGAGGTTGCGTCAGCGTCCGCCAGCATCCGGATTCGATATCGCCTCGATATCGATAACGGCATGCGGGCGGTGCTGCTGACGTACGTCGATGGCGCGGCGATCGACGGGCCGATTTTCAATATCGGTAAGCCGATGCCTGACCACGCGGGCCGGAGATATACGGATCTGCCCTGCACAACGGGAGCGAACGATGGTTAGCAGAGTGTGCGTGCCGAACGCCGGGAAGGGTAAGGCGCTTGTCGATTTGCTCATCGAGCATCTTGGCATCCCGAGCCGCTGTGTCGGTTTCGATCTGCACGTCGAGGTCGACAAGCCGATCACGTTGACGGTGCGAACCCTGGCCGAAGATGACGGGACCAGCATCAAGCCTGGTCCTCTCGACGTCGTGCCGAAGGTTTTCAAGTTGATGGAGGTTGATGATGGCGTCGCCTGAATCGGTTGTTTATCTCGCGATCAAGAGCCTTGCGGATGGCCGCGTGTATCCCGACGAGGCGCCGTCGCCCGTCGATAAGCCCTACATCGTCTACCAGAGCGTGGGTGGCGAGGATGGCGCCACGTTCGACGGCCCGGCGGACACGCAGAACTCGCGCATGCAGATCGCCGTCTGGTCGAAGACGCGCGACGAGGCCGTGTTGATTATGGGGCAGGTGCGTGACCGGCTGGCAGCCGATCCGGTGCTGGCGACGCCGATCGGATCGGCCGTGAGTGTCTACGAGTCGGACACGAAGCTGCGAGGGAGCAGGCAGGATTTTTCCATCTGGTATCGCTGACCGTCGTTATTTTTTCTTTTCAGGCCCGCCATCTCGGCGGGTTTTTCTTTTGCGAGGTATGAAATGGCAAGTTCCGCAATCAGTGCGCAGGGTAGCAAGGTGTCGGTGAATACCGGCACCTCGGCGGCGCCCGTGTGGACCAAGGTGAAGAACGTGAAATCGTTCACCGGCATCGACGGCACGCCGACCGTGCTGGACGCCTCCGATCTCGACAGCACGGCGAAAGAGAAGGTGCTGGGCCTGTCGGACAACGGCACCTTCTCGATCACGGTCAATCGTGATCTGTCCGACGCCGGGCAAACGGCCCTGATGGCCGCAAAGAACAGCGGCGCGAAGATCGGCCTGAAGATCGAGTTGCCGGATGCAACCGGCGACACGTTCGATGTGCTCGTGAAGACGTTCCCGCTCACGGGCGGCACCGACGCGCTGCTCGAATCCACCATCGCGATGGAAATCACCGGTCCGGTGACGCCGATCGCCGCAGGAGCCTAAATCCCATGCTGACCAAAGACCAGATCCTTTCCGCGCCGGATATCAAGTCCGTTTCCGTCGACGTTCCGGAGTGGGGCGGCGACGTGACGATCGTCATGCTGTCCGGCGCGGCCCGCGACGCGTTGCAGGAGCGCATCGCGGGCAACAAGTCCGTGTCTGCGTTCGAGGCGGCGATCATCGTCGCGACGGCAGTGGACGACAGCGGCGCGCCGTTGTTCGGAGCCGAAGACATCCCGGCACTGCAAGCCAAGAGTGCCGCTGCGATTTCGCGCGTGGCCGCGGCCGCCGTGAAGCTCAACCGGATGGGGCCGGCCGGCACGGAGGAAGCGGAAAAAAACTCCGCAGCCGCCCCGAGCGGCGATTCTGGCACCGCCTAGCGCTCAAGCTGGGCATGTCGGTAAAGCGTGCCCAGGCTGAGATCGACAGCGAGGAATTCACCTATTGGATCGCATTTTTCCGCCTTGAATCGTGGGGTAGCGAAATCGAGGATCTCCGCACCGGCAGCATCGTGTCGATGTTGGCGAACATCAACCGGGATCTGAAGAAACGGCCTGAACCCTTCGGGCTGCTGGATTTCATTCCGTGGGCGGACGCTCGGCATGCCGACAACGACTCCCAGGCTGAGATCCTGCTCGACGATCCAAAGCAACAGGCCGCGCTCATTCGGGCGGCGCTCTATCGAGGGAAATGATGGCGAAGCGCGGCTCGATGGTGATGGAAAATCCCGACACGCTGACGGCGGGCATTCGCGCGCTGTCAGCGGCCATGACGGAGGAGACATTGCGGCGTGCTGCTCTCGCCGGAGCGCGCGTGTTTCTCGCGGAAGAGAAATTGCGGGTTCCAGTGTTGAGCGGGAAGGGGCGCGACAACCTGATCATCGCCTACGATAAAGAGGTGTCGACGGCGGGCGTCATTGCGTCGTACATCGTGACGTGGAGCAAGGAAGCCTTCTATCTTCGATTTATCGAGTACGGCAGCTCGCATGCCGCGGCGAAGCCATTCAAGCGGCCCGCGTTCGAGGCAAAGAAAAATGCGGCGGCACAGGCCGTCGATGACGTGCTGAATGCGGTGATTCAGGGGGTGCCTGGTGGCAAATGAAAATATCACTCGCGTCACGGCGGATGCGACCGGGTATACCGCAGAGCTGGACCGGGCCGCGCGCTCGGCGCAGGCATTCGCGGAGAGCAACGAGGCGGCTGCCAAGCGTGTCGAGGCAGCGCAAAACGCGGTCGCCGAGGCGGCCATCAATGGCAGTGACGCGAGCTCGCGGGCGATCACGTCGTTTATCGGCAGCCTGAGCCGGCAGGCCGACGCTGCCGGTAAGTCGACCACTGAATTGCTGCGGCAGCGGGCCGCAGCGCTGGGCGTCTCGGCAGCGGCCGAGCCGATGATCCAGCAAATCGAGAATGTTGCGAGCGCGAACGCAGCAGCTGCGGCGGCGGTGAAGGCCAAGGCCCAGGCTGATCGCGATGCCGCGGCCGAGGCTGCCCGTATTGCTGCCTCCGCTGAGCGAGCGGCGGCCGACACGCAGCGGTTCGTGGATGCCGTCACGAAAGAGGCGGCCGCGCTGGGTAAGACGCGCGCTGAGCTGCTTGCCATGGAGGCCGCGCAACGTGGGGTGTCGGCAGAGACGGCGGCGGCGATCGCAAAGATCCAGGAGCATGGTGAAGCGAACGACGAGGCATCGAAGCATGTCCATACGTTCAACCTGAACACGCAGGCATCGCGCCGCGAGCTGCTTGTTCTGGCGCATGAATTGTCGCAGGGGAATTTCAAGCAGTTCGGCGGCTCGCTGATGGTCCTGGCTGAGCAGACGGACGCGACGTCGCTGATATTCAATAAAACCGCCCTGACGATCGGCGCGTTTATTGGCGTGATCGCTGTAGCCGTCATGACGACGATTCACGCTGCTGAGGCGCTTGCCGAATATGGTGAGTCGGTCGAGAAGATCGCGAAATCGACGGGCCTGTCTACCGATTCGATTCAGCAGTTCGGGTTTGCTGCTGGCGTGGTGGGGGTGTCGACCAAGGACGCGGCGAGCGCGCTGAACGATCTTGGGAAGGCTCAGAATGAGGCGATTCATGGGAATCATGACGCCGCGGCGGCATTCAAGGCGCTCGGCATTTCCCAGGCTGAGCTGAAAAGTACCGCGCCGGATCAACTGCTGCTCAAGGTTGCCGATGCATTTGCGGCGTCAGGGGACGGTGCTGGTAAAGCGGCGGTCGCCAATCAGTTGTTCGGCTCGACCGGCGCCGACCTGATTTCGCTGCTCGATCGCGGCAGCGACGGATTGAACCAGTTATCCAAGGATGCCGCCGATGTCGGGGCGGTGATCGGCGGGGATACTGTGGCCCAGCTGGCCGCGTTCAAGGAGCAGCTGAGCGAGAGTTCGGAGAAGATGTCGGCCGCGAATCGCGCCGCGAAGTTGGAGTTTCTTCCGACGATCCTCAATATCTCGTCGGCTTTGTCCGGCAATGCGTCGTTGAAGCCGATTCTGGAGGACTTCTACGGAGCGCTCGCCACGGTCACGCGCTATGCGGCCGTTGGCCTGGCGGCGATCGTTACAGCGGCTCGGCAGGCTGGCACGGCAATCAATACTGTCGTTCAAGTTGCGAATCGTGCTGGCGCGGGGGATTTCTCCGGAATCGTCACGGCTTTCAAAGACGGGGCGAAGGCAATTTCGGACGAGCAGAAGGCATACGACTCGTTCGTGTCGAGGGTGCTTTCGAACAAGGTTCCCGAAGCGCCGCATAGGCCGGCTCCTGTCGGCCAGATCAATTTCGCTGCCGGTCAGAATTCTGGCAAGCGGCCGGACGAGAGCGCGATCACCGATGGGCTGAAGGATCTGAAGGGCCAGCTGGACGCGCGTGAGAAGCTGCTGAAAGACAGCATCGATCACATCAAATCGCTCCAGCAGCAGGGCGTGTTGGATGCTCGGTCGGCTATTCAGGAGGAGCACGACGCGCGCGCAGCTGCGTATGTTGACGAGCTGAAAATCGTTGATCAGGAAATCGAGCTCGCGAGCCGAAAGAAGCAAAAGGCGGCGATGATCGATTTCCAGAATAAGCGAAAGGCTATTCAGCAAGCGATCCTCACCAACGATCAGCAGACCGCTGACGCGCAGGCGGCGTTGCAGCAGAAGGAGATCAAGGCCGCGCAAGCCTATACGCTCGCCCTCGACAACGAGTTGCAGCAGCGTGCCGATGCAATCGATGCGGCGAGCGCTGGACGGTCGTTGGGTTCGGTGGCCGCCGACGAGTTGTCGCGGGTTACCGCAGTGGGAAAGGAGACGGCGCAGAAATACACCGATCTCGTCAAATCTCTGACTGAGAACAAGATCAGTACCAGCCAGTTTGATGACGAGGTCGGTGCGCTTCAGCGTTACCAGGCGACGCGGATCGCGCTCGAGCAAGACGCGACCGACAAAATCAAGGCGATGAATGCGGATTGGTCGAGTGGTGCAGTGAAGGCCGTGAACGACTATGCCGACACGGCGGCGAACAAATTCCAGCAAGTTGGGTCGCTGGTCGGCGATTTGACGAAGGGAATGGAGGATGCATTCACGACGTTCGTTACCACCGGCAAGCTGTCGTTCTCCAGCCTGGCCACGAGCATCATCGCCGACATCGTTCGAATCCAGGCGCGCGCACTGGTGGCGCAGGCCGCGACCGGCGCATCGTCGTGGCTGTCGGGGCTGTTCTCCGCCGGCATGTCATTGGCTGGCGGTCTCGGCCTCGGTGGTTCGAGTGAGCTTGCGGTGTCGAGCGGTAGCTATTACACGCCGAGCAGTCCGATTTTGTTTCATGCCAATGGCGGCGAGATCCGCGGGCCGGGCACGGGCACCAGCGACAGTATCTTGTCCTGGGTCTCCAATGGCGAGGGGATCTTGACGGCGGCCACGATGCGCCGGATCGGTGGAGCGGAGACCTTGGACGCCTTGAATAATGGGGCATCCATCACCGGCCTCGCACGGTTCGCAAGTGGCGGCGTCGTGGGCTCCACGCCGGCCGTAGCGCCAGCGCGGCAAGGCGATACCAATGTGCAGGTAGCGGTGAACGCTGGCCAGGGCGGCGGTGCTTCATTCGACCAGGCGGACGCAACGTGGCTGCAATCGCAGGTGCAGAAGCTTGTCGATAGTCGGCTGGCCCAGAAGATGAAGGGGCAAGGCGGCTTCGCCTGGCAGTTGAAATACGGGAGTGTGAATGGCTGACACTTTTGAATGGGTGCCGACGGTCGCCAACATGTCGGGTACGGATACCGCTGCGGTGAGCAAGGCTCAGTTCGGCGATGGCTACGCACAGCGTCTTGCTGACGGAATCAACAACGTATCGGCATCTTTCGATCTCCAGTTTATGGGGGATTCGGCGAAGATTTCCGCTATCCGGGCCTTCCTCATTGAGCGTGGTGGGGCGACGTCATTTTATTGGACGCCGCCCCTCGAGCCCGCGCCTCTGCTGTTTGTGTGTGAAACGTGGAGCCGTCCGACGAAGGACGGCAACGTGTACACGATGACAGCGACGTTTGAACAGACCTTTTCGCCCTGACGAATCATGACGACACTTCAAACCATCAACCTCGGCAATCCGCCCGATGGCGCTGGCGGCGATACCGTTCGCTCCGGCAATGCCAAGGTTAATGCGAATACGGCGGTTCTCGATGCATGTATTTCGATCGGATACCAGGTCCTTGGTGCGAGCAAGACGCTCGCGCTGGCGGACGTCGGCACGCGAATCGGTCTGTATTTTCAGCAAGCTGGCGGCACTGTCGTTCTGCCGCTCGCGAACACCGTTCGGCAAAATGGGGTGATCCATTTCTTCAATGTTGGGGCGCAAACCGTCAATATTGGCCTTCAGGGTAACGATGGATCGCAGATCTCGAAGATAGGGGCCGGCGACTGGGTTGAGTACGTCTCGGACGCGAACGCGTATTGGCATGTGGTCGGGCGCGGACGTCTGACTGTGGACGAGGTTATCGGTGGTGCGCTGACGACGGTCGGCTCCATTACTTCGGGTGGGTTGCTGACGGCGCCGAACGTCCTTACGACGACGATCGATGCATCCGGATCGGGCGGGCAGGTTCGCGCCGTTCAAGGTGGTTATGGCGCGATTCTGCGGAATGATGGATTCGCTGTCTATCTGATGTCGACTGACAAGAACAATGCGATGGGTGGATTCAGTGCCCTTCGCCCGTTCTGGTGGAATCTCGCCACTGGGCAAGTTACGATCGCAGGCGATGGGTCTAGCACGACTGTGGGCGGAAGCTTGGCGGTCAACGGCCAGATTCTTGCGCCCGAAGGCACAGCCCAGGCGCCAGGCATCTCGTTTCAGAACGACGGGTCGCCTGACACGGGCTTTTTCCATATCGGTGACGGTGTTTTCGGAATCTCCTGCAATACCAGCGAGGTTGTCCGATACAGCCCGTCCGGCGCTCGGTTTTCGGCGACGCCGACCGTATCCGGAAATGAGATGTGGCACGCGGGAAACTTCAATCCAGCCTCGTACGCCCCATTAAACGCCCCAGGTTTTAGCGGGAAGATGAGTTGCGGGCCAGCGGGCCTCTTCGGCGGCGCTACCTTGGCAGTGTCGACTCCGGCATCTGACCCGTGGTCACCGCCCTTAGGCTTGCGAAATACCGGGTTGGCGGCAGGAAAATACTGGTCAATAGGGCCTGACGGAACGAATTCGTTTGTGCTCTACAACCAGGGCAACGTCGGTGTTTTTCTCGCGGACGGTGGAACCTCGTGGTCCTCGAATTCAGATGAGACCCTGAAGAATATTCGGGCAGAAATATCCGATGCCGTGGCGAGCGTAAAGTCGATCCGGACGGTTCGATACACCTGGAAGGCGGAAGACGAAAAGAACGTCGCAGAGACCGGCAATGCGGATACATCCCGGCTGAACGTGGGCGTGATTGCGCAAGACGTTCAGAAGGTGCTGGCCGAGGCAGTTTCTATCGGCTCGGAGGGGAAGCTTGCGGTAGCGTATGGCGATCTTGTGCCGCTGGCTCTCGCTGCGATCAAGGAGCTTGCAGCGAGGGTCGAGGCATTGGAGGCGGCCTATGTCAATAAACGCTGATATTCAATCCCTGGAGCCCGGGCGAAAAATCGAGTTATTCGAGGTCGACTGCTCGAGGATAGGCGGCGACATGATGCGCTTTCATGGGCATCTGCGATCGTCGTCTATCTGGTGGCAGGGCAACGAATACAAGCCCTGGCCGATCCAGGCAACCGGGTTCAAGCGGACGACGGATTCGCAGCAGCCGACGCCTAAGCTTGTCGTCGGCGACGTGCAGGGGACGATATCGGCGCTTTGCGTCTACCTCGGCGATCTGGTCGGCGCAACGGTCCGCCGACGTCGCACGCTCGCGAAATACCTTGATGCTGTGAACTTCGCAGAAGGTAACCCGATGGCCGATCCCACTGCCGAAATGCCCCCGGAAATCTGGAGGATCGAACAAAAGAGCGATGAGCAACCGGGCTTGCAGGTGGAATTTACGCTCGCGTCGCCGCTCGACTTCGGCGGCCAGCAGCTGCCGGCGCGTCAGATCGTCAGCATTTGCCAGTGGGTATATCGCGATGCGAACTGCGGTTATACCGGCACCGCCTATTTCGACAAGAACGATCAACCTGTCGGCGATCCCGCTCTCGATCGATGCAGCATGCGAACGACTGGCTGCGAGTGCCGGTTTGGAATCAATAATCCGCTGTCTATCGGCGGATACCTGAGCGACACACTTTCCTAAATGAACGAATCGATAAAGGCCGCGATCGCCGAGCACGCGATCGCGGAGTACCCGCGCGAGTGTGTCGGGGTGATCGTGCTCGACCAGGGCCAGGAGCGATACGTTGCTTGCGCGAACAAGGCGGCGACGCCGACCGAACAATTCGTGCTGGCGGCGGAGGATTTCGCGCGTGCGGAAGACATCGGGGACATCGTTGCACTCGTTCATTCGCATCCTGGTGGCCGCGCCCATCCCAGCGACGCGGATCGTGCAATGTGCGAATGCAGCGGCGTGCCGCGCTGGATCATTGTCTCGCTGGGTGTCCAGGCGAGCGGCATGGTGGACACCGATGCGTGGTGCGAGTTCGGGCCATCCGGTTTCGTGGCCCCGCTGATCGGAAGAGCGTTCGTGCATGGCGTGCACGACTGCTATTCGATCGTGCGCGACTGGTATCGCCTGGAGCGCTCGATTGACCTGCCGGATTTCGAACGGCGCGACGACTGGTGGGACGACGGCCGTTCGTCTCTGTATCTCGACAATTATCGTGCGGCTGGCTTCGTCGATGTCGGTTGCGATGCCGAGCTGGCGATTGGCGATGTGCTGTTGATGCAGATCCGGAGCCGCAACGGCGTTCCGAATCATGCGGGTATTTATTTGGGGGATGGGCGTTTCCTGCATCACATGCACGGGCGGCTATCCGGTCGAGCGGTATGGGGCGGCATGTGGCTCCAATGCCTGCGAACTGTTCTGCGATATCGAGGTGCTGAATGAACGATCAACTCCGAACCATTCGATTGTACGGCGTGCTCGGCGCCCGCTTTGGCCGGGTGCATCGCCTGGCTGTGGGCTCGGCCTTGGAGGCGACGCGGGCGCTTTGTGTGGTGTTGCCCGGGTTCAAATCGTTCCTTGCGCGGTCGCGTGAGCAAGGGCTGACGTTTGCGGTGTTCGTGGGCAGGGACAACCTAGCGCGCGATGATCTGGATTCGCCGGTCAGTCGCGAAGAGATCCGCATTGCGCCCGTCATCGCCGGTGCGAAGCGGGGCGGGCTGTTTCAGACCATCCTCGGGGCTGCGCTCATTGCGGCGTCGTTCTTTATTCCCGGTGGTGGTGCGTTTGGAATCTCGGCGCTGAGTTCGGGTGCAGTGTTCGGTATGGGAGCGGCGCTGGCTCTTGGCGGAGTCATGCAACTGATCAGTCCGCAAACGGGCGGCCTAGCGAGCACGGTCGACAACGGCACGTCCTATTACTTCAATGGGCCGGTCAACAGCGCCGCTCAGGGTGAGCCCGTGCCGATCGTGTATGGGCGCATGATCGTCGGGTCGAAGCGGATCAGCTCGGGCATCTTCGCGCAGGATCAACAATGAAAATGCATATCGCTGGGGCGAAGGGCGGCGGCGGTGGCGGTGTCCCGAACGAATCGCCGGATAGCTTGCATTCGACGGCTACCGCACGCGTGCTCGATCTGGTTTCCGAGGGGCCGATTGTTGGCCTGGTTAACGGGCTGCGCTCGGTGTACCTCGACGGCACGCCGATTCAAAATCCCGATGGCTCGGCGAATTTTTCGAATTATTCCGTCGATTCGCGAGTGGGGACGCAGGATCAGGAATACATGGCAGGTTTTCCAGCAGTGGAAAATGAGATCGCTGTCGGTGTAGCGCTGACGAGTGACGCCCCTTGGGTGCGGCAGGTGCAGAATGTCCAACTGACCGCGGTGCGTATTCGCTTCGGCGTGCCGGCGCTCCAGCAGCAGAACACGTCGAACGGCGACGTGACGGGTTATCGGGTGGAGTACGCCATCGATGTAGCCGTGGATGGCGGCTCCTATGCGCAGGTGCTGTCGAGCGCATTTGACGGCAAGACGACGTCGCTCTATGAGCGCAGCGAGCGTATCGAGCTGCCGGCGGCCTCGGCCGGTTGGCTTGTCCGGGTTCGCCGCATCACGCCGAATCAGCACACGAATTCGATTCAGGACACGGTGAATATCGAGGCGATCACCGAGGTGATCGACCGGAAGCTGCGCTATCCCATGAGCGCGCTGGTCGGCATGTCGTTCGATGCTCGGTCGTTCAATTCCGTCCCGACCTGCTCCTATGACGTCAAGGGGCGCATTATCAGCGTCCCGACCAATTACGATCCGGATCTGCGCACGTACTCGGGTGTGTGGGATGGCACGTTCAAGCAGGCTTGGACCAATAATCCGGCGTGGGTGTTTTATGACCTCGTCTTGAACGATCGCTACGGCGGCGGCAAATATATCGACGCCTCGTCGATCGATAAGTGGTCGCTTTACGAGATCGCGCAGTATTGCGACGTCATGGTGTCGGATGGGGAAGGTGGCCAGGAGCCGCGCTTTACCTGCAATTGCGTGATCCAGAGCCAGTCCGATGCTTACAAGGTGTTGCAGGACATCGCTGGAATTTTCCGCGGTCAAGCATATTGGGGTGCGGGAAACGTCGTCGCAACGGCCGACATGCCGTCCGATCCGGTCTATGTGTATACGCAGAGCAATGTGGTCGATGGGGCGTTTCACTATGCTGGGTCCGAGCGGAAGTCGCGGTATACCGTCGCGCTCGTGAGCTGGAACGATCCGTCGAACCAGTACAAGCAGGCGGTCGAATACGTTCCCGATGACGATGGGATCTCCCGATACGGAGTGGTCAAAGCGCAGATCACCGCGTTCGGGACGACGTCCCAGGGCCAGGCGCATCGTCTGGGCCTGTGGACGCTGCTGACGAGCCGTTACGAGACGGACACGGTGACATTCGAGGTGGGTCTCGATGGCACGTTGTGCTCGCCGGGCGATGTGATCGCAATCGCCGATTCGAAGAAGGCGGGGCGCCGGATCGGCGGCCGTATCCGCTCGATGCATGGTGCTGAAGTGGTGCTTGATAAGGCGCCGGCCGCGGCGGCCTCGGATTCGCTCACGGTGATCATGCCTGACGGTGTGGCGCAAAAACGCACGGTCGAGTCGGTCAGTGGCGACACGATCACGGTAACTCAGGCGTTCGAAAACGATGCGGTGCCGGGCGCTGTGTGGATGCTGGAGAGTGCTGACCTGGCGTCGCAGCTGTTCCGCGTCGTCGGCATCGAAGAGAGCGACGACAACGGCCAGATTACTTACTCGATATCCGCGACGCAGTATGAGCCCGGTAAGTATGCTGCCATCGATACCGGCGCGCAGATTCAAAAGCGCCCGGTGACGGTGATCCCGCCGTCGGTCCAGCCGCCGCCGGCTAATGTTCGCGTCTCGACGTACTCGGTCATCGATCAGGGTATCGCCAAGACGAACATGGTGATTTCCTGGGATTCTGCCGCGAATGCAGTGAATTACATCCCGGAGTGGCGCAAGGATAACGGCGAGTGGGTGCGCGCAAATCAGACCGGTGGCCTGACGGTCGAGGTGGCCGGCATTTATCAGGGTACCTATCTCGCTCGAGTGAGCGCGCAGAATGCGCTCGGCGTGACATCGATTCCGGAATACGGGGTGAATACTGCGCTGACGGGAAAGACGAGTCCGCCGCCGGCGGTGACGTCGCTGGCGGCGACGGCGCAGGTGTTCGCGATTCAGCTCGATTGGACGTTTCCGGCGGATGGCTCGGCGAATGACACGGCTTATACGGACATTTTTTATAGCCGGACAAACGACTTGACCGCGGCCACTCGGCTCTCGACTTATCCGTTTCCGCAGGCGCGGGCGAATTTGATGGGACTAGCAGCCGGGCAGTCGTTTTTCTTCTGGGCGCGCCTGGTCGACACGTCCGGCAACATCGGGCCGTGGTATCCCGTGTCTGGGACGGGTGGTGTGCTGGGGCAAAGCAGTTCGGACGGGGATGAGGTTCTGTCCTACCTGAAGGGCCAAATCTCGGCGACGCAATTGGCGCAGGATCTGCTCAAACCGATCCAGGCGATTCCTGGGCTGCAACAGGACGTGCAGGAGAATGCGGCGGCCATTTCGATCGAGCAGCAGGCGCGCGTCGACGGCGATTCCGCGTTGTCGCATCGGATTGACACGGTCAGCGCACAGATCATCGTGCCGATGGCCGGCAGCACCGGCGACAACGCGGGCTCGACGCAGGTTTATGCGGGCATCTGGTCCGAGCAGTCTGCGCGCGCCGAGGCGGATCTCGCGCTCGCGCAGAACATTCAAACTGTCACGGCTCAGATCAATGTGGGCACCTTGACGATGCTGTCGGCGGTGCAAACCGAGACGAAGGCCCGGATCGACGCGGATAGCGCGCAGGCATCGCAGATTACGACAGTGCAGGCTCAGGTCGCCCAGAACGCGGCTGCGGTGCAGACGGTGGCGCAGTCGTATGCGGACATCAATGGCCGCGTTGCCGCTAGCTACCAGATCAAGACGCAGGTCACGTCGAACGGTCGCACCTACATTGCCGGTATCGGCATCGGAGTCGACAACAACAGCGGCACGATTGAATCACAGGTGCTTGTGACCGCTCAGCGGTTTGCGGTTCTCGATGGCAACGGCAGCGCGTTGACGTCGCCGTTCGTTGTGCAGGGCGGCCAGGTCTTCATCTCTCAGGCGCTGATCGGTACCGGCTGGATCACGAACGCCATGATTGGCAACACGATCCAGAGCAACAATTTCGTGTCGGGACAGCAGGGCTGGCAGATCGACAAAGCTGGAACGATCGAGATCAATGGTGCCGGCTCGGCGTCTACGTCGCAGATGCGTATTACGGGGCAGTCTCTCGTGATTTACCAGAACGGAATTGATGTTATTCACCTCGGGGTCGACTTGTAATGGCAAATGGCCTGCGCATCAAAAATCCAGTGACCGGCCAGGTAATGCTAGAAATTACCGACCGGATCACATGCCAGAAGGGGGAATTCACGACTAGCGGCTTGAGCGGAAGTTTCGATGTCCCGGTCGAGCCTGGTCAACTGGTATGGGCTTATTGCCATGACACGTCCGACCAGGCCACGACGTGGGGGCCGAACGTCTGGGTTGATGGGAACACGGTCCATTGGGAGGCGGCTGGGCTGATTGGCAACGTGAATTGCAACGTGACATACGGGACGTATTGAAATGGCCGTCGCCGCTCGAATTCGCAATAACCAGAACGTTATCCAAATCGACGAACGGTATAAGAACCTTGCCTTGTGGCAGCGAGGTTCCACCTTCGCCCAGCAGTCGAGCGGCTATGGTGATCCGGTGAAGTTTGTTGCGGTGATCACCGTCCCGTACCACCCGACTGCGCTCTTCGGGTATCGCATAGTGGGGTATGCCTGCTCGCTTTGGCGGACGCTGATCAACAGCGACGGCACCGTGACATATCAGGTGATCTGCCAGACGAATGCGGCACCCGTCGAGTGGATCATCTTTGCCGATCCCGGCTTGCTCGCGCCGACCGGGCGTGTTGGTCTGAGAATCAAGAACCCGGCCGACGGCACCGTTTCGTTCGATAGTCGGTTGCCCTACATGCGAGTGCTCGCGACGGCGGCGGTGGGCAATGCGTTCCACTCCGGAGGACCAGGACCGGGAACCGTGATGTTCGACCAGACGTTCGCCGGTAGGAATGTGTTTCTCGTGCAGAACACGACGGCGAAACAGCTGGACGTCCACCAGGTCACGCAGCCTGGGCAGCCGATCGTGACGCAGATCATTTACTGGAACACGAATTTTTACTGGCGCAGTCAGTCGAGCGTCTGGGGGCGAATCGATCAGATCTACGCTGCACAAATCCAGAATCCGCCGATTCAGTACAGCTCTGCTTTCTATAGCTGGATGTCCGTATTTTTCCTCGACTGCACGAATTTCTAGGAGGTGAACGTGCCCATTTCGATCGACTACACGACGCCTGGCACCGGTGCTGTTGCCGGCTACCACGTTGTTCAACAGGTGACGTTCGATTACCAGAACGCGCGGAGCATCGCGCAGCTCGCGTCCTATGTCAGCAAGCAAACCTACTCGGACGGCCGGCAACCGCTTTTCTCGCAGCCGATCGAGTTCGGTGAATTGCCGCCTGACGGCACGTCGCCGCGCAGCTACGCGGAGCAAAAGATCGTCGCGCCGGCGAGTGACAAGACATCGCCGACAGCAGCGCGCGCCAATTTCATCGGTGGATCGATCGTCGATGACTCGGCGCCGCAAGCCGCTGACACGCAAACAACACGGACCGCAGATCCGGCATAACCGCCGCTACCAGACGATGCACTAGCCGCCCGAGGGCGGCTTTTTTCATTTCGGGGGATGAATGGATGAACCGCAAGTCGCCGGGCGACGGCGCTTCGATTGGACGATCAACGTGCAAACGCTGGTCACCGCGACGATCTCAGGTGCGATCGGCATGGCGCTGGCCGGTGGCTCGGCCGGCGTGATCTGGTTTGGGCTCGTCGCGCGCGTTTCGAATCTCGAGGAGCACGACAAGCAACAGGAGGCGCACTTCTCTCAGATCGAGCGTGCGCTCGATCAGCAGCGTACCGATGTGAAAGAGCAGCTTCGCGGCATCGGTCAGGACGTCAAAGACACGAACGCGAAGATCGACGATCTCTCGCGTCAGCTTTATCTCAATGCGGCCGGCAGTCGGCCGGACACAAAAAGGTGGTCTCGATGAGTATTCGAAATTTTATCGTCGACGACGTGCGCGGCATCTGGCGGCGTTGGTCATTTCGCAGCGGGGCCGTCACGGTCGTTCTGCTCGTCGCGGTGCCCGTGATCGACGATCACTGGCCCGACCTGGCGCCCGTGCTTGTGTCGGTCTTTCCTGCCCACGGCCGGCAGGTCGCTCCGATTGCAGGCGTGCTGATCGCCATCGCCGCGCAGTGCATCCGTCAGGCCGCAGTTCTCGATGCGATCAAGCGCTTTTTCCGCAAGCAGCCCGACCAGCCGGGAGGTACCCAGCAATGACGCTCGACGATATCAACGAAGGCGCTATCTCGTCCGCGCTTGCGATTCTCCCTCGCGCGATGGATTCGGCGCCGGCTCGCGTGGAGCTGCTTGCCATCGGTCAGCAGGAGTCCGGTTTTGCTGACCGCGTGCAGAAGGGAGGTGGCCCCGCGCGTGGCTTCTGGCAATGCGAGCAGGGCACGCCGCAGACTCGTGGCGGGATCTGGGGCGTCTACCTTCATTCGGCTTCGCGGTACTGGCTCAGCGTGCTCTGCGGCGTGCGCGGCATAGCCTTCACGCCCGGCGCGATCTACCAGGCCGTCGCAACCGATGACGTGCTGGCCGCAGGCGTCGCGCGCCTGCTCCTATTCACCGATCCGAAAGCATTGCCGGCGGTGACCGATACGGCCGGGGCATGGGCGCTCTATCAGCGCGTCTGGCGCCCGGGCAAGCCGCGGCCGGAAACCTGGCCGCGATTCCACCAGAACGCACAGGAGGTAATCCAGCCATGACACTCATCGCCGCATTCATCGCCGCTCACCTGGGCGGCGTTCTCGCCGTGCTCGGCGGCCTCGGCGCCGTCATCGCGGCCTGGTGGCACGGCAAATCCACCGGCACGAAGCAGGCGACCGAGGCTGCGGCCGGCCAGATCGCGCAGGCCCAGGCCGCGACGCAGGCCGCACAAAGCCAGGCGGCTGACGCTCAAGCCGCAGCAGCAGCGGCACAGGCCGGAACCGACGCAGCCGCTACGCGTGACACGATCGACAACGACGTCGCGGCGATGCCCGCGAAGGAGGTTAACGATGAACTTCGCAACGATTGGACTCGCCCTTAGCGCGCTAGCGCTTAGCGCTTGTGCTGCTGCGCCAACTCCGGCCGTTCAAGTCGAAACCCGCACCAAGGTGATCGACACAGGCTGCACGTGGACGAAGCCGATCTATCTCAATAAAGCGGATATCCTCGTCCAAGATACGGCCGAAGAAATTCTCTCGCACAACCGGGCTGGCGCCGAGCGCTGCGGCTGGAAGCCGCTGAGCTCAAAGTAGCACCCACCGATAGCGGCGCGACCGCACCTCACCATCCGCGTTCATGGATCTCGGCGCTGATCGCTCGCAAAAGGGCGGTCAGCGCCGGCGATTCGACATATTCAGTCGAGCGAGTCGGGCTTCCCGGCCGTTTTTTTCTGCCGACGCATAATCCGTTGGCGGAAAGCATCTTCTTCAGCCTCGACACTTTCAATCATTTGCCTCAGCAAGCCATCGCGACTCGCCTTGCTTTCCATAAGCTCTTTCAGGTCGACCTTCCCGGCTTTCCTCAGCTTCTGCGCCAGTTGGCCAGCATGTAGGCCGAGCTCTGCGTATCCGCGACGTCTCGCCCAAAAGAACGGAGCGTGCTCAGGCGGATCGGAGTCATACTCGTGGATTCCGCCAAGTTGATTTTGCAGCTGCTCTCGTCGGTCTGGCAGGCGCAGGATATCGTGCAATAACGGGCGCGGAAGCGCTTTCCACTCGACCTGCAAATCTAAAGGTTGAAACGTAGGCGCCTTCGTTGTTGGCCTGTATTCCCCATCACCGCCGGCCGGCCTCCCTTCTGAGGTGCCATCGTCCATTGCTACGGTTAAGCAGCCATTGGCGAAGCGGTCGAGATGTGATGAGACGACGATCGCTAGGTATACGGTGTTTGATCTCCTTCTTGATCCAACGGCGATCCATTCTTTCACGGCGACGAACAGATTTCCGAGAAGTACGCCGGAGATGCCGGCGATGGCCGAAATAATCGCGGGAGTGTTGTTTGGCTCCATCGTGTTCGATTGGTAAGGGTAAGTGTTGCGGATCTGCGCGTCTTCAAAACGGCTCGATAGTTGGAACCAGGATAAGTCAGCGTTTGTATGAGCGGAACCTTTGTTTTCGCCTGATCCAGGCAGGGAGTATAGGTTGTGGCGAAGGCTATCAGGTGCGACTTCGGTACTCGATCGACTAGTGTCACCCAAAAATTACGCACAGTGCCTTGAAAGCCTTACTGGATATGGTTGTTAGACTCCGGTCCCCGGCACCAAGTACACGTCCCAGGTGGTCCTCGTTGTTCCGAAAACCCGTGATAGCTTAAGGCTTCGCGGGTTTTTGCATTCTTGAGCTATCGAGCATAGTCCGCGTGAGTTCGAGGGCATGTGTGGGCACCGTCGGGGGATGTTGTAATCGCTCGATGCCCTTGATCGAAAAATGCCCTCTTGGATTACAGGATGCACGTGCCGCCAGATGACGTTGCCATCTGCCACGCCTCTCTCCGCAAAAAATCGTGTCGTCTCGCAGATGGTGGCGGGATGTATCTTGAGGTATCTCCGACGGGAGGGAAGTGCTGGCGATTTAAGTATCGCTTTGCTGTCAAAGAGAACTTTGACGACACTCGTGCTATCGCCTAGAGCAATCTGCAGTGTGTTGCGACAGACGATGCGTGCCGAGGTGAATTGCGCGGTGGTCGCGAGCGTGCCATCGCACGCGGTGGCCAGCAAGAGATAGCCGGTGATTTGCCCTTGCCTTTGAGCAAGCCCGATTGTCCGGTCTTGGCGAGCGCTCGGAGCCTGCGGCGTTCGTTCAAGACGCCGGCCGTCTCGAGCCCGAAACCACAGATCAGTGATGCGTGTCGCCGGACGATGAAAATCCTTCGGTCGCCCAGGCAGGGGCAT